GGCATTGGCCTTGCTGGTGGCATCAGCGGCTGCAGCGGCAATGGCGGCGGCCTCGATGTCGGTCACGATGCCATCGGCATAGGCGTTTGCGGTGATGGTTGCCAGATTCGCCTGCGCCAGTGCGTAGGCTTCGGCGGCGGCCTGCGCTGCGTTGGCCTTGGTGGTTGCGTCCAGCGCTGCGGCAGCCTGGTTCGCGGTCACGGTGCTGCTCAGTGTGCTGATGGATGACGCATTGGCTGTGTCAGCGTCGGCTCTGGCAATGGCCTCGGCCTGAATGGCTGCGGTGTTATCGTCAAATGCGGCCGACATCGTATTGATCTGCGCGGCCATCGTTGAGTCGGCTGCAGCGCGGGTGTTCTGCTCCTGCGTCAATATGGCGGCATTGGCATTGACAACGGCCACCAGCGCCAGCCGTGCAGAGGCTTCGGCATCATCGGCACTGATGCGGGCATTGGTTTCCGATATCACGGCGGCAATGCGCGCATCCTGCTCGGCCTGCGTGCGAACTGCACTGGCAGAGTCGATGACACCAAGCCCAGCCAGCAGCGCATCATTCAAGGCGGTCAGCGTGCCCTCGGATGACTCGATGTTGCTCACAATGGCCGCATTGCGGTTCATTACCTCCGCATCCATGGCCGATACCCGCGCCACGCGCTCGGAATACATCAGTCCGGTGGTGACGGCGTTGATGTCAGTGCCCGTGTAGGCGCCACGCATCTGCACGGCCAAAGTCTCGCGGCTGGCGGCTTCTGCGCCATCGGCGCTTGCGCGTGCAGTCTGTTCTTGCTGCACCGCCGCAATGACCGCCTCCAAGTCGCCGCCTGTCGCAGCAGTAATAGTGTTGATCTGTGTTTGCAAATCGCTGTCTGATGAAGCGCGTGATGCTGCTTCGGCAAGGAGTGCTGCTGCTCGGGTGGTAGCTTCCTCTGCAAGTGCGTTGGTTCGAGCCACGGTTTCCGCTGACAGCCTGGCATTCACACTGCCTGCGACACTGCTGGCCGCGTCGATCAGGTCAATTCTTGTTCCAAGTGTGGCGTGCAACTCGGTCGATGTGATTTCTCCGGTCAGAGCATCCAGCAACAGTGCCACATCCTGCCCGGTTGTGGCCACCACGCCATTGGTGCCGCCTGCCGGGTCCGTAGACTGCACACCATCGACCGACTGCCACTTGATCCAGATGCACCAGCGCGTTGCGGGGTCAGTGGCATAGGCTGAAAACGTGCCCTGATACCTGAACAACTCCACGGCCTCGCTGAATGTGGGTTGCGTCAGGTCTTCCGTTGGCAACTTGGCGCCATACACAACGGTGACGGCATGGCCGTGGCCCTGCGTGTAAACCGGGGATGCGCAACTCACAAACAGCGATGAAATGCCCGAACTGACATTCAGCCCATCGGGTGTTGGCGGTGGCGTTGGGTCAACCACATAGGCGTCAGTGATGGGCGCACCCGGGGTCGTGCCGCCAATGATGCCCACATCAATCGCTCCACCTCCGCTGATGCCGCGCTGTGCCGCCAGCGACAAATCGCGCAGCGTCAGTGCCTTGTCGAGCTTGTCGCCACGGTAGCCGCGAAAGGTCTGCATGACCTCCTGCACGGCGGCCATGACAGCGTTCAGGTTGCTTCCGTCGCGCAGCAGCGCGGGGATGTCCTTTAACCGGCTGCTCATCCCATCAAGTCCGGTAAGTTGTCGGCAATCACAATGCCGGTGATGTCCAGTGCCGTGCTGGCTTCGATCTGGTAGTCTCGCGCCAGGTAGCCATCCGGAAGCCAGAATTCATCCTCGCTTGTCACGGTCTTGGTCCAGGCGGCCCGGTCGTCGGCGTAGAGCTTGAAGGTGCACGGGTAGGCGTCTGCAATGACCTTGGCAATGCACATATTGACCGGCTTTGGCATCAAGAACACTTTGCTCTTGTGGGTCACTGTCATGTTGGTGGCGCCGGCGTTCCACTTCTTGATGTTGGTGCCATCGAGCACATACATTTCCTCGGACAGCGAATCAAAGAAGGCCGCCGAATAGCCGGTGCTCAAGAAGAAAATGCCCTGCTCGGGGTGCAGCGGGTCCAGCATGAAGCCTTTGAGCACGCCGGCGCCAGAGTCGTAAAAGCCCATGTACTTGCCGTTGAACTGCGAGCCAACAATGGACGCCGGGTTGATCGCCTTCCAGTCGTCCAGCAGCATCAGTCCCTCAGTAAGCAGCCGGGGCGCGCCATTGGTGCCGACATAGGCCAGTCCGTCGCTGGTGGCCCAGCAGGCGCCGTGTCCGAATGACACAACCGACTGCGGCGCAATGCAGGCTGCAATGAATTCCACGGGCGTGTCGTCCATCGCCTCGGGTGCGCTTCCATACACCAGGCGCGGGCGTCCGGTGGTCAGGATCAGCAGGGTTTTCTGGAACACGGCCAAAGCCACAGGGGTTTCGGGACACAGGGTTTCATAGGCCACGGGCCAGGCGTGCATCTTGAACTGCTCGCAGTAGCGCACCGCATCGCCGGTAATGCCCGCTGCCATGCCGTTCCAGAGTGAAGTCAGGTTCTTCAGGTCAGCCGGTGGCATGGCGTAGTTCTTCGAGGGCATGGTGTCAGAGCCCACGGGAAGCGCGGCATCCGTGGTGCTGGTGGCCACGGCAATGTCCTTCAGGAAAAAGAACTCGGCGCCTGTGTCGCCCACGGCGGTGCGGAAAATCCGAATCCGATCGATGTCGCGCGCCTCGCCAAGCCCTGATGGCGGTGCGGCCAGGTTGCTGATGGTGAAGGTGGCACCCGGCTTGCATGTCACCATGGCGCTCACCTGGGGCGGCCCGAGCTCGTCGTGACTGCTCAGATAGCAGTAGGCGTAGAAGCGTTCCTCGTCGTCACCCTTGCCCGCTACTGTTTGCGTGACGATTGGGAGGGTGGCCGGCCTTGGGATGCCAAGATCACGGTAGGCGGTCGGAAACGTGCCGGTGGCCAGCCCAATGGCGCCATCGGTGTACTTTGGGGCGCCAGAGCCCGAGTAGTAGGTCCGGTTGACAGGCGAATCAACAAAGCCGCTGATGGCATGCACCACGGTTTGCCACTGCAGCCAGTACACCGCATCGGTGATGGCATCGCGTTTGAACATGGCAATGGTCTTGGTGCCCGCTGACACCGCAAACTCCTGCAGCGGCACGCGCCAGGGCCGCAAGTCGCCACGGTCAGGCCAGTGGTTGAGCGAGTCAACACCGACATTGGCATTGAGCATCTTGGGCTGGGTGGCCTTGTTCGCTCCGAAGAAGGGTCCGAGTCGGATGGCGCCCATGGCTTAGAACCAGACTTTGCTTGTGCGCGTCTTGGCGCGGGCGAATCCCTTGAAGGCGTCGGCTTTGGCGTCGGCAATGGCTGCATTCCACTCACTCAGGGCCAGCAGTGCGCCGTTGGGGTCTGAGTAGTCCTTGTCCTTGGACTTCATCAGCCGGGACAGCGTGCCGGTGGCAATGGCCTCGGCATACTGCCCAAGCGCGTCTGGAACAACATCAGCCGTGATGGACGGTGCCAGAGCGCAATAGGTGACAATCTTCAGGCCGGAAGCCTGGGCCGGGTGCAACTCAAAGCCGGTGAAGGTGCCGTAGGCGTAGTTGCTCAACCAGCCATTCGAGTCGCGCGCCTTGCCGGTGGCCGGGTCCACAATATCGACTTCGATGCCGTCCAGTTTCAAGCCCAGCAGAAGACAAACCTGCTGGCTGGCATCGACATCCCACTCGTAGGATGTGATGTTGCCGTAGGTCATTTGCGGGTCTTGGTACTCGCGCCAGATCAGTGCCTTGCTGCACAGTTCGATGATCGCCAGGCGTGCATTGAACAGGGCAGCGATTTCCGGGCAGCCCTTTGCCCGTGGCAGGATGTAGGGCAGGAAGTCGGCAAGTTTCACGATGCGGCGCCAATGGGTTCAGGTGCGAATGGCAGGCGCTGCAGGTTCGGGTTGTTGCCCGTCAAGGCCGTGACCTTGGCATTGAGCGAACCCGTGAACATGGCGGTGTAGTTGGCGGCGGCCGGACCATTGGCAGCGAACGCGGCGTTCTTCATGTAGGCGCGCGCACACACATAGTTCACCAAGTCTTCGATGTGCTCATCGTTCACGCTGATTTTGGTTGTGCTTGCGCCACTGATCAAATAAAGCTCTGAACCAGCAGTCCCCGTATTTGGTATTGCGATGGGCTGCGCGGTGTAGGCGATTTCGGCCCACTTGTCTGGTGTTGCCGGAACACCCGGCGTTACATAGAAGTAACGCGGCATGCGCGGGTCGTACATGAAACCCGTCACAGACGCCCCGGTAATGGCGTGCCATCCTGGGTTTTGTGAATCCATGACCTCGCGGCCATCAGACAGCAGGCGAATCGAGTCTCCAGGCGTCGCGCCATCGGCTCCCATGTTGCGAATGACATCGAGCACCTGGGTTCCAAGCACGGTGGCTGTTGGCGTCGATCCGTCGCCCGGTTTGCAGTTTGCCGCGGCAATGGATTCAATGCTTTGGCGCGTGCCTGGCGAAAGTTTGATCGCATCCACGCGAGAACTCGCTGCAGGAAGGAACTTGGTGATGGCCAGGTGGGCATCATTGAGCCAGTTGACAATTTCCTTTTCTGGCCAGCGCGCAAACTGCGGGCTGACATCTTGCAATANGNNNCTGATGCGCCAGATGGCGTCTTTAACCAGAATGGTGCNTGCCATGGTNGATTACTCCTTGAAGGATTGAACGATCTTGTCGCGGATCGTGTCGCCNTTGGCCTTGGGATGCACCTTGACATCGTTGGCCTTGGCAAATTCGTGCAGTTCTTCGTCGCTGAGTGGACGCAAGTCAAATTCGATGCCGCTGGCCTCGTCTTTCAGGACNTANGGNGAGGCNTNNTCTGGAACNNGTTCCANNTTTGCAAGTGACTCCAGCAGTCCGAAACCTGATATGTTCCCTTGCGCATCAGTCTCGATGGTGAAGTCGGTCAGCAACGGCGATGCCGGTTCGTCGGCCTGCTCGCCATACAGGCGAAATCCCGTGGGGATCAGCAGCAAACGGTCCACGGC